TTCATATTTTTGCAAGACGTATTTGTCTTACATATGGATATGTCAAAAAAAACCGTAAAGAAAAGCATTTTTTGAGAAATATTTTTATTTTTTCAATTTTTTCGTATTTTTCTTACATAAATATTGTTTAAGCTATATTTCAAAATCCATGCATAAATACTTGCCATTGTCCATCTTCCAATAATACTGTCCTATGTACCAGTCCTCGCCCAAAATTGACTGCTTACAATATTCCCCCTCTTCAATCTGTTCTTCTCCTTTCGGTTCATCAACCACATAAGCGTTTTTTATATCGCATCCATAAGCATCTACATTCTCCTGGAACCAACCAGCTATCTCTTCATCAAGCTGATTTCTCTGTTCTATTTTTTCTCTTATTTCTCTTGGAATTATCATGTTTCTCCTTTCTACTGTAAATTTCAGTTTACTGATCCTTATCTCTTGCTATTGCTTCCCGAATCCTGTCTACAAACAGAGCGCAGGCTTCATCTACCGATGCAATATTATCTCTTATATCCTGAGTTGGTATATCAAGTTCTTTTCCAAGTTCATAGAGTACCTCGCAGACACCATCTGTATAAGTTGCCTCCTGTGCCGATTTCTCATAATTTGAACATTTAAAAAGACTTTCAGCAATATCAAGTCCTTTGTTCAGTCCCTCCATGTAAGATCTTTCTTTTTCCGATCTAAGCTGTGATGCTCTTTCCTGTATTGCTCTTGAATCATTGATTGCTTTGAGAGCCTTGTCCGTATCAATATTTGTTGCTTTATACATTTTTTCTACCTCCATTAAATCCTAATATTTCAGTTTAGCTGCTCAATGTTCCTTAATATACATTCTTTACATCCATTTTCCCTAAAGCCTACACACTTTTCGAAGTCAATTTTAGCCTCATCTTTAAAGGGACACCAATGCATGTTATTAAAGATATACTGTATAAGCATATCTACTTGTTTTTCTCTTAATTCAGCTACCTGTCCATATTGTAGACACTCCGAAATACAAGTTAATTCTTCCCCATTAAGTTCCCAATCAGTCTCTGATAATTCTCTTGTGTTATAATCTGCAATAATATTTTCAACCTGTTCTACTAAAGCTTTTCTTGTTAATTCGTCCATGCTCCAGCCTCCTTAAATCCTAATATTTCAGTTTAGGTCATTAAATACGCATCATCATATGCCGTTTCTAATGTAGTTTTTCCGCAAATATGAGCATCATCCTCTTTGGAATAACCGCTATTCATTGCGCCATATAGACCTTTGTAATCCTTTACTAAAGCTAACTGTCCGTTAAAATAAGGATGTTCAACAACCTTCCACCTTACTTGCTTTTTGTTTTTGTGTATTGTGAATATTTGACCGATTTTCACTATATTGATTACCCCCGTAAATTCTAAGTTACATCAATTTTCCCACTCATCAGATCTGGAATCAGTGCATCCCTCAATTCAGCCAAATATCTGTTTTCTTGCTGGTTCAAGTAATATATGTGCTGTTTCCATGTCTGCATAATCATCACCAAGATGCTTGACAGAATATCTTTGCTGTTATTCTCAAATCGGATTTCGTTTTTATTCTTTGATGTTGAAAAATAATTATCTTTTTCAATCTGTGGTGCTCCTAGTTTTACAAGCAGTTCATTCAGTCCAGTATCTTGCTGATCATTTTTATACATTTCGATATCGAATCCCACTCCTTTCGCTAGACTTTCGTTGATTGTTAGTTTACATGCGTTTTTTTCTCTCACCACCCTGTTCAGGTCTTCTACAATATCTTCATAACTTCTATGCTTTACTTCCTCTTCCTGTATATCAAGATAGTGACTCGCCAAAAGAGAATATTTATCCTCTTTTATTTTTTCAATGCTTACTGGTTTGCAAAAATCTGGAATACTTTTTCTTTTCCCGATTGCATCCATCACATCTTCCATTATTTTTTCCGGAATAATCTTTATTTTTTTCTGATAGATCCTGTTAGTATGAGAGTTTCCACCATATTGCCCTTTTTGATCTCTGATTTCCTCTACATATCTATTCCTAATGTCTATCATTTCCGTGGTTGCATGTCCTTTGTTTTTGTCCAGAACAACAATACAGGTTCCCACCCCAGTGGACTCAAACATGTTGTCCGGGCAGACAATCACCGCTTCTACCAGATTTTCCTCTACTAACCATTCTCTTATTGCCTTTTCCTCCTTTTGATTGCTGCTCATTATAGAAGCCGGCAGAAGGAAAACACACCTGTCATGTTTTTCCAGCCCTGTTAGTACAAATGCATAATTCGCATTATTTGCTGGTGGCACTACATAACATTTAGCAAATCGTGGTTGTATCTGTGCGAATGGCGGTATTTCCCATTTCATGTTATACGGTGGATTTGATATTAAGGTTTTCTTCATTTTCATATTTCCGTAAATCTCCCGAATTTTTCTCCTCTTGCGATTTTGTATGTGTGAAATACTTCCTGTTTCAATACATCTGAATGATATACTTTACATTCAATATTTCTAACTGCCATATTGAACAGTAGAAATGGCATTACCTTGCTGTCATATTCATATAATTCAAATTTTTGGTTCTTGTCCATATTCCATTTTTGAATTGTCAATGCCCCTGATCCAGCGCACATATCTGTAACTATATCTGATTTTCCTGCAAGTTTTCCCATAAACACAGCTAAGCTCTTAGGTGTATAATCCTGCATTTTTTCCGTTCTATCTGCATGGTAATACTGAAAAATCATTTGTAACCAGTCGATGCTCAAATCTTTTACATTCTCACAAAATTTTTCATACACTGTCTCATCATTATTTTGAACTGCAGCCAGCAATTTCTCTGGCAGATCTTCGGTTGTCTTCGCATCAAATAATCTCAGTACTTTATTTGTAAGTTCCTGTAATTCCATCCCTGCTGCCTCCTTTACCATCCGATGATACAGTAACCCTGCATCAGTCCATATTCCGGTACATCCCGGAGCACATACCGGATCCGGCGCACCTCTGTCCTGCCAGTATATTCTCCATTCTCCCATTCCATTAGTATCAGGACATCTCCCGGCTGTATATTGTCTTCATCCTTACGAAGCTCAAAGTTTTTTCTCTCATCCCTCACTGCCTGGAAGTATTTCGGCAGGATTTTCTTCTCCACTGTCTTCATTCTTCTTTTTCCTCTTCTTTCGGTAGTTTTCCGGATCATAATCTGGGTTAAAAGAGCTGCGTGTCATGGATATGCTCTCTTTCCGCTGATCCTTGGCATATGATCTACGCATGGTCTCTATTTCCGGATCCTGGTTCTCCAATCCCATTGTCAGAAGATCTCCGTAAGAAAAGCCCCGGCGGAATCCGGTCTTTTTATCCCTGGTCAGCACGTTCCGTGGGTAAACTCCTATGACTTCGTATTCGCAGTATTTGCTCGTGCGGCCGATACGGTCCTCGTCATTTATTTTGATCTTTATGATATCTCCTATATGTACATGCTGGACCGTAGGTGCCGGATCCAGAAGAAGGGTTCCATCCCAGTCTTTATACTCCTGCATATTTCTCCTTTCCGGACGACTGCTGCCTCTTGGATTTTCAGCTGTCGTCCCGTGACTATGTTTATGGTTGTTCGTGAGTACACTCCAAAAGGCTTATTTAATTAACTCAAATACCAATATTACATTTCAGCTTCCGCTCACCCCGTCATGATGCTGCCTGCCGTCTGCGTAAGCGGATCCACGGGCGGCTCCATGACCACCCCGACTTCCGCGAGTAATGCACGGGACCATTCCCGGACGGTGGTCTTGTCCTCTTGGTATTGCAGCAACAGCTCATTCATGTATTCTTCCACTCTGGTGAGCCGATCTTTACCAAATCCGTACTCATCCATCAAGGCTGTGAATAAGAACAGCATATACCTCGTTGCCTGCTCATTGATGGTATTCTGCGGTGCAATCTGCTTGCTATCTAGCCAGTACTGATAGGATCCCTTCCGGGCGGTGATATCATCGACCGTATATGCCTTATACTCTATGGTCCAGTCGGCTTTGTCATACAATCGCTTGCTGATCTCCTTAAGGTCTATCTTGCCGTCCGCCCAGTCCGCTTCCATCTCATTTACCTTGTTTGCAATTCTGGAGATTCTCTGCCCCTTGAATCCTTCCTTTCGCATGATCACATACGACAGCATGATTCCCATTGCTGTCCACGGTGTCCGGTCAGCCATACGGCTTTCCCTGGCGATCCGCTTGCACTGCTCTTTAATCTCTGCCGGTGTCAAATGTCTCTTCTTTCCCATACTATGTATACCTCCTATGCAAACCGGAGCTGTCCGGTCTGTTCTGCCTTAATCATCATGTTCGGTGTACGCTCTGCCACGCACAGTTCCGGTAAATTTGCTCTGACCAATGCCGCTGGTATAGGCGGACAAACAGCGTTACCGCATCTGCGCACCTGTTCGCTTCTTGGATAGGTCTTGCCGGTGTAATCATGATCTATGATGTAATCTTCCGGAAATCCCTGGCATCCGTACAGTTCTTTGGGTTCCAGCATCCTCAATCCGATGTCAACGATCTGATAATCTACACCCTCAATAGTCACAAGTCCAAATCTATCTCTGGATGTCACTGTATCAAGAGGTTCCTCAATGTCCTGTCCGGTTCCCTGCCCATAATATTTAATCAAAAATGCTCTGACTTCACCGAAGTGACCATCCCCAGCGGTGATTGTTGGTATAGGATCTCGTAAATCCCGCCCATCACAATGATTATTCATCTGAATAAGATTTGCTGTAACTACACTGTTATGATCCCACGCTGTTACCGTTGGCAACGGCTTTTCCACACTGTCTCCTGCACCTTTGTAACCACCGTCATAATATTTGTGCAAGAATGATGTAACCAGACCGTACCGGTTGGATCCGTCTACCGTCATAATTGGTTCTTTAATTGTCTGCCCCCGGACTTCTCCCTGCGCTGTCTCAGAATGGTACTGGATCAATGTGGGACTGATTAAGCAATGCTCATTTTTGCTCACAATCGTAGTCAGAGGATCCCTTACATCCTTACTTCTGTCCGCCGTGAATCCGGTCTGACCGATCTGTACCATATACGGTTCTACGATTCCATACCCGTGCTTTCCGGTAATGGTCGGCATCGGCTCCCGGATGTCGTTCGGCCTACGCTCACCGCCATGATTGCACTGGATAATAAAAGGTTCCGGATTTTCCAGTACGAATTTTTTCAATCCTCTGGCAATACGCTCCATAGTCTTGGGAGCCAGCGGACGTACCGCCCGGATCCCGTACTTTTCCTTGATTTCTTCTGATGTGTCAAAAATGCTCGGACAAGGAAGAGAAAAATCAAGTTGTGTATATGCTCCAACATACGGTTTGAGAAGTCCTGCTTTTACCTCTTCGCTGTCCGCAGGTGCGTGTGTCGGTTCCGGCCACACAATCGGCTTTCCGTCACATCTGGCAATGAGGAAAAATCTTTTTCTCATGGTCGGTGCTCCGTAATCAGCAGCTACCAACTCACGGAACTGTACATCATATCCCAAATCTGTAAGCTGTTGTACAAACTTCTCAAAAGTCTTGCCCTGTTTTGCCTTAATAGGATGATGTCCTCTGTTGAGTGGTCCCCAGGTTTTAAATTCTTCCACGTTCTCCAACATGATTACCCTCGGTCGTACAAGTCCAGCCCAACGACAAGCCACCCATGCAAGACCACGGATAAACTTGTCTTTCGGCTTACCGCCTTTGGCTTTGGAAAAGTGTTTGCAGTCCGGAGAGAACCAGGCAAGTCCTACCGGATGCCCGTTACATGCCTTAACCGGATCGACCTGCCAAACATCCTCACAGTAATGTTTCGTATTGGGATGATTAGCCTTGTGCATCCAAATAGCTTTTGGATCATGGTTGATTGCAATATCCACGCTATAGCCGGTTGCAAGTTCTATCCCGGTGGAAGCCCCACCGCCCCCGGCAAAGTTATCTACTATCAATTCTCCGTTTATCATTCTATCTTCCAGGAACCCGATATATCGTTACCCCAGCTGGAGGTTCGGCTCCTTTCTTGATTAAAAATTGAATTTCCATGCAGAAATATCTTTTGTAGCTACAAATCTGACATAATAATGGTATAAAATTTCAAAAACACTTATATCAAAGGAGACATGCCTATGTTTAAAATACTTAAAACACAATTTTTAACCATTTCTTTGGTTATTCTTTTCATTACACTTAAAATAGTTTCAACAATTCTTCCTGATGAATTTGCATTCTGTTTTTGTTCCGCAGTATTTATGCAATACACTGAGCTATGGTTCCGAATCTACGAATTATCCGAACAGTTCCATCTAGTATGGCCTTGGCAGCGTTAAGCTGCCATGCGCTTATTCTCTAAGAAAATCATCTATGCTCATTTGCCCTTCAACATTGGCAGCAGCTTCTTTGTCCTGGTTCATCCGCATCCGCTTATACTCGTTATACTTTTTCCGGTATTCATAGCTTTTCCCAAATATATTCCACGCTGCTTTTACAACATTTGGCTCATATGGTCGTATTAGTTCCAGATCATCTATAGCCTTGTATGATATGGGACATCCGCAGCATCCAGTACGAGTAAGTCCGTACACTTCATAAGCATCAGAGTACCGTATTCCGTAATAATCTTTATACCAAGCCTTGTCCCTATCAGACACATAATAAAGTGGTCTCAATCGATACTGTCCGGAACTCATCTCCGTAAAACACAGCGCTGTGTTATCTTTCCTTGGAACAGATCTCATTCCACCCTCATCCCTACGCTCTCCTGTGATTATCATTTCATAATCTTTCTGAACATTATGTGCTACATTTTTCTTACAATATATACAGCAGTCCGCACTTATCGAAAAATCTGGTGGATATTCCGTTATGAAGTCCTTCATGTACTTGGATGAGTTAATTACGAGCTGTATATTGGGGCGCGGCTCTCCTTCAGAATTGCAGCAGCACAAGAAATTTATAACGCTTTCACAATTCGGATACCTTTCTTTCAGTTCCTTCCTTTTTACGCTCTTGTCTTCAGCCTGTTCATATTCATCTGCTATCGATAGCGGAATACCTTTTTTCTGCCATTCCGACAATCCTGATGACATAATTTTCGATACAAACGGTACTCCATACGTTCTTACCGCTTGGACGATTCCAACTTTAGGACGGCACTCTTCTATTTCTACACCATATTTTCCAGCCGTAAATTGTACGTGATCTTTCGTTGCCTTCATTTCCAAACCGGTATTAAAGAATACATACTTGACAGGCGGCAATTCGAAAATTCTTCTGGTTCTCTCTATTACATCAATCATGATGTCACTATCAGATCCTCCGGAATATGAGCATATCGCATTGGGATGCTCACGCAATCTTTTTGCAATTATGCTCTCGATTGCCTGAAATTTTTTCGGTGGTTCAAAATCTGCATAATCAGGTCTATCGGTATAAACCCTGCTTCTAAATTCTTCTTTCATTTTGCTTTGGAGTAAAAGCTCTTTATCACTTGCCAACAAACCTCTTACCCCTCTTTCTCCTTTCCGGACGACTGCTGCCTCTTGGAGGATATTTCAGCGGCCGCCCCATTGTATGTTTATGGTTAATTGTGAGTACACTCCAATAGGCTTATTTAATCTGCTCCAATGCCTTCTTGATGGCGGTATAGTAATTGTTCATACCGCTAATTAATATATCCGACTGGGTCTTTCCCATCTTTTCGGAGCAATAGTCTAATTTCTTTTTTTCCTCCGGCGTCATGCGGATTGTGATGCGCTCCGTTTTACATTTCATTTTTGCTCCTTTTGTACATACATTTTTGTATGTACACTATCTCCATTTGCTGTAAACCAAGGCATCCTCCGACCAATCCGGGTAATGATCCTGCAGGTAGCACTTAAACATCTGCAACATCTCTTCCCTATATCCCTTATTGCCATTGTCCAGCATCATATGATGGCTGATACATCCTAGTGCTCCATTCTGCGGTATTCCCAGTCCACCATGCGACCGCGGAATATAATGCATAATGCTCAACGTACCCTGACCCGTCCATTCCACCTCTTCCATCCGGTACTCCATCTGGCAAAAGATACATTGGTTCTGGTCACGCTCCTTGATGCTTTGACGGGAGGTCGTATTAAACTCCCTCGCTCTCGCCTGTTTTGATTTCTTTGTCATTCCTGCTGCCTCCCTCACTGAGTTCTTCCCGGTTACACCGGTGCAACTTCCGATTTTTCTCGGTAGTTCAACCGTACACACATTGTGTACGGTTCGCTTTTCTCGGTAGTTCAACTAGGGTACTTTTTGTACCCCGTTTCCCGCTTTTCTGTCAAATTGTTATATTTTTCATGTTTTGTTGACATCAACAAAATCGTCTCTAACATGAGTGCTCTACTCATGCTGTCAATTTTTCGGTACTTCTGTGAAAATGTCTTTTAATGCCCTCTTCAATGGCATGTTAAAGCGCATCCATTCGGCATATTCGTGTTTCTCGCCTTCCGCCAGCAGGATATGTCCGCCATCCTCTACGTCCTGCAGGAGCATTTCCCACAGGACAGCGTTTTTCACCGGATTGCCTTTGGCACTCTTCCATCCGTTTCTCTGCCACTTCTCCGGCCAGTGCTGTGTGATGGCTGACGCCACGTAGCTGCACTCTGTATGGATCACTACGGTGCAGGCATAATGGAGACGCTGCAGGGCATCACGGATGGCACGCAGGACTGACTCGCTCTCCGTGGTATTGTCATACTCTACGATCTGCGGAGCTGCTTCATAGTCACTGCCGTTCTTGCGCTTTGTCCTCATGATGTACATTGCCCGGCCGGAGCCCTTTGCGGATCCCCGGAGAGTCGTGCCTATAAAGATATCCACTACTTTCAATTCATTTTCCAAAATCAACACCTCCTTCTCCCCGGCGGTCTCTTCCGCTCGGTGCACTTCAGTCTGATCAATGTGTAACTCCGGTATAAAAACCCGGTAACCGGATTGATGCCCTCATGGATCCTGGCTATGTAGTATCCCTTGGGCGGCTTGACCTCCGGCTTCCACCGGACCAGCTTGTCCTCTTTGGGCTCCGGCAGGGGCATATTACGGCTGGTATTGTATGATGACTCCGCTATCCTCGGCTTGCCCGGTGTGCCGTCTGCCCTGGTCTCCGCTGTGTGCTCATCCTTGGTCAGGTAATTCGCCAGCTGTTCCATGTCATCTCCGGTAAACTTGCTGTGACGGATCTCTGCCACGTAGGTGCCACCCTTTGTCCATGCCTTGGTCACGATAGCAGCCGCATCACCATCCGGTGTCTGCTTGATCACAAGGTGGATATGCCAGGCTCCCTTGGTTCCACGCTCAATGTTGCGGATCCAGTAGAGCGGTGCTCCTCTTACCCGGTAGATCTTCCGGATCTTACTCATTGCCTTCTGAAAGTCCTTCAGCGCTTCCGCCATATCAGGAGGTCTATTCTCCATCGCATAGGTCCATGTGATAAACAGGTCTCCCTGGTCAAAGTACTGGATCAGCCTCCACCGACACAGCCTTGCCTTATTCCTCCGGTTGATCAACCGCACCTGTTCCTTCGTCGGCTTCTCCTTCTTCTGTCTGGTCTTACCCTTCCCCCCATAATTCCCATCATGGTACTCTTCTACATCCAGCACATCCCCATGCCTTAGCCTTATTTTCTTTCTCTTAACCATGTCTCTGTATCCTAACTTTAATATCTTTATCAAGTGCGCAGGGGCTTTGAAAAGCCCCATTTTTCTTGACTTTTTTGGCTTACAGAGTTACAATAATCTTGTCTATATAAGTAGCTCTGTGAGCTCGCCGGCATCGCCAAATGCCGGCTTTTTTATTGCGCGAAATATGCCGGGTTCTGATCGGTCGGCATGTAATAACCGTCTGCCGCCGGTCTGGCACCGTAGTAGCCTGCCTCGCCCGGGATCCGGTAGACCATGCACTCAAAGCCCAGGTTGTTCTTGATCAGGCATTCCCGCATAACCTTTGCTATGGAGCGGTCATCAAAGGCACCCTGCTCCTTTTCGTCTCTTTCCTCGTTGTAACGTCCGAATAACTGTTCCCGGATCTCCTGCGGTGCTTCCAGAAATACCGTGACCGCGCTTGCCTTGTCATACAGATACTTCGCTTGAAACCAGTCCTTCCGGATTACCGCCTTCGTAAATTCGTCTCCCATCTTCAACAGCTTGTCCATGTAGTACTGTTCTGTTTTCACCTGCTCTGCCTCCCTTCAGTTCTTCCAACTTTTGCTCCAGTTCCCGGATTCTTTCCTGCTTTTTCCGTAATTTTTCCAGCTGATCCTCGCAAAAAAGGCAAAAAATAAAAAGCATAGCCGCCAGGCCCATGACTATGGCGATCTGCTCTCTTACTTCTGTTGTCCCAAAAACATCCCTCAAAACCCACGCTCCGAGGAGTGATATCGCAATATTTTTATACATCCGTAGCCCCTCCGTATATCTGATCTCTCAGTCTATGTATCTGGATTATCCTTTCATTGCAAAGGTCCTCCATTACTTCCAGCGTGCTCAGCAATGAATGCTCCTGCTTGTCATTCGTTGTAATGATCTGTAAACCTTCAAAGTTATAATATTTCGCCTCCGGCACTGACTGCTTCACTTCATCATAGACATACCCTGCCAGTTGCGAATTGCTGGCTTCCCAGTATTTGTGACCGTCTTTGTTTTTCACAACTTCCTTGGCATAATACTTAATCATTTCCATGTTTATCCCTTTCCGATCACGCTCTCTGCGTGGTGCCCGGAATCTACCCGGACACCGAAAGAGGTTCGTGCCGCCATAGCAGGTACGGCACATCTACGGGGGGACGTGGTGCATGACACCACGCACAAAGCGTGATCTATAATATGATGCTTGTCCCCATGCCCTCTACGTGGTGCCCAGCCAGGGGAGGACTGGACACACACGCTAATTGTGTAAAAGGGGAGTGTGGTGTTGGGAATACACCACGTACAGGGCACGGATACTTGTGGTTACGCTGATTCTTCTTTTTTCTTGACTGCATATCCCAGGGTCTTCAGACTCTGTTCATTCAGCCGTAAGGCAATCTCTGCCTTTTTCATGGGATCCATGTCATCCAATGACAATACCTGATCCCCGATGTGGATTAAATTTACAATCCGCATATGTACCTCCTGACTGCTTTTCTACAGCTTATGGTGCTATGGTTGTCTAAGTTGCATTCTCCAACTCAAAGATTGCCCACCGCAGCGCTGCCTTGGTGTTCTCATCAATGTCATTACGCTCTAAGAGAGCATATAATCTATCGATTCTCTCCATTCCTGCTGCCTCCTTCCTTTATTATTGCTAGTCTGAATCTCCAATCTATTTGTTCTCTTGTCCATTCTGCCTTCTCCGTGATGTAATTCTCCTATATCATTTTCAGGAGGTATTAACATACGTAATCCTTTAGAATCCCTCATAAAACGCCTGGGCTCTATGTATTCCATTGAACGGGACAACGGCTCTGTTGACCCAGTGAAGGGCTTGATCAACCAAGAACAATCTACCGGCAAACGATACATAGGTTTTCTTCCCGGTACTGATATCCAAGTTGATGATTGGCTCACAAATCCAAGTGGTGATCGTTTCTATGTTATTGACAAAGAAACTGCAACATTTCAAGGCAAACCACACGAATTACGCTGTTTTATAGAAACAGAAGCTGAACACCAAAAAAAGGCACTTACCACCGGACCTATTTTTAATATTGGCTCTGCAACCGGATCTATCATTGGCACTCAGGTTCATGCTTCCTTAAACTATTCCGATTCCATTAATCAAATGAAGGAGCAGGTGCAATCTTCCAGTTCACCTGATAAAGATGATTTACAGCAGCTTCTTTCATTGTTAGAAATGCTTGTTAATGATCGGATTCCTGCTCAAAAAGGAATGTTCTCAAAATTTTCTGATGTCATGGAAAGAAACTCCTGGATCACAAGTGCAATATCCTCTACATTATTAGGTTGGCTGATGTCTCAAATACATTGACATTTCCCTTTATAGTTACAGAAAGCTCTGTGGAACCGTCTGCGGAGCTTTTTAAACTATAATCCGATACTTCTATCATTTCTTTTCCTACTTGTAAAAAATTCCTGCTCTCTTCTTTGTGGATTACTATTTCCACTCCTGCTGCCTCCTTTACTGATCGCCACTGCCATCTTCCGATTCTTTTTCAAAAAGATATCGCAGTGTAAGCTTTGGAAAAAAACTTCGCTGAATTGTTATTGCTTCATCAATGGTAAAAGAACTATCCCCATTGATTTTATTTGCAGCACTGTTTCTATGAATTCCCAGTAATTTAGCTATAGCTTCAATGGTAATTCCGTTTTTTGCCATTTCTCCTTTTAAGTTGATGCACGGCATTTTTCTCACCTCCGTTTATGCATTTGCATAACTTATGCTCGTAGTATATATTCGTTTGCGTATCTTGTCAATAGTTTTTTATGCTTTTGCATATATTTTTGTTTACTTTTTATTCATTATGTGATACATTCAGCATATAGCAACGGAGGATATGATTATGGGAATTGGAAGTAAATTATCACAACTACTGGACGCAAACGGTACTAATGCCAATGAGCTTGCCAATAAAATAGGTGTATCACCTCAAACCATTTACTCTATGATTAAGCGTGATAGTAAAAAGGCTGATATTGATGTTCTTTTAAAGATTGCAGATTCATTTGGAGTTAATGCTGAATACTTTGTTGATGATGAAGATGCTCCTCATACTATTGCCGCCCATTTTGATGGCTCTGAGTATACAGAAGAGGAACTTGAAAAAATCAAAGAGTATGCTGCCTTTATCAAAGCTAACCGGAAATAATTCATTGTGTGAACAGGGGTGTTTTATTTGACAGATTATGAAATGCTTTTAGATTCCGCAGATAGTCAAGATGTGACTGTTGATGAAACTTCACATTTCTGTGGAACGCAAATTAAGGGATTGTATTTAGATAACCACATTGCTCTTAGCAAAGATTTACGCTCTGATACTCAGAAACGCTGCATTTTAGCAGAAGAGCTGGGACACTATCACACTACCGTTGGAGACATTATCGATCAGTCCTCCGATTCAAACCGCAAGCAGGAGCTCCGGGCGCGTCTCTGGAGTTACAACAAACTGATCGGATTACACGGCATCATCTCCTGCCATAAAGCACACTATACTACCTCTTATGAGATGGCTGATTACCTGGGTGTCACAGAGGAGTTTCTGCAGGAAGCTCTGCAGTGTTATCGGAGCAAATACGGTATCTGCGTGCAATATGATAATTATGTTATCTACTTCGACCCGATAGTGGTGTTGGAGCTGATATAAATACTAATATGAAAAGGGGAAATTTATATGGGATTCACTAAAATCTTTAACAGTATCCGTTCTTCGACTATGTTACCCTCGGATATCGAAAACGTCTCGTTGAAACGCATTATTCCTAAAATTAATGAGTGGAATATTGATACTGTGCTTATTACTGCAAATCGAAATTGTACTGCCTGTAAACAATATAATCAACAGGTGTTTTCTCTTTATGGGAAGAATAAAAATTATCCAAAGTTACCCGATATACTATATCAACGTTCTTGCCCTGTCTGTGGTAAAATCTTTGGTGCTACAATATACGGCTTATAATATTTATGATCTTCATTTTAAAAAATTGCACCGGTGCAATTTACTATGATATTGATATACACATAGTTTTACACATGGTTATCCACAGATTTATACACATTTTGTGTAATATGTATTGACAAATCAATCCTGAACATATAATATAAATGTGTAGCTAAGGTTACACGTTAATAATGCTTCAGGTTGTACGTCTCTCAATATATGAGAATGACCGAACCCTGGAGCTTTTTATTTTATACGGAGGATAATATATGAAAACTGCTATACTTGTAGATGGTGGATTCTATCGCAGGCGGGCTCAAATTGTTCTAGGCGATATTCCTGCCAAGGATCGTGCTATTGAATTGGCAAATTATTGCAAACGCCACCTGAACTCTCATGGCGAACATAATAACGATCTGTATCGTATATTTTACTATGACTGTCCTCCTGCTTCGAAAAGACTTTTCCACCCCTTTCTTCAGAAACAGGTGGATCTGTCCAAAACTGACCTGTATATCTGGATGAATGAATTCCTCACTGAGCTGAAGAAAAAGAGAAAGTTTGCCATCCGCTTAGGAAAACTCGCCGAAGAACAGGCTCATTACACTATCCGTCCTGATGTTGTCAAAAAGCTCTGCCGCGGATCCATTTCTTTTTCGGATCTGCAAGAGTCTGATTTTTGCATTGAGATAGATCAAAAAGGTGTTGATATGAAAATCGGTTTGGATATTGCATCTATGGCATATAAGCATCAAGTTGATCAGATCATCCTGATTTCCGGAGATAGTGACTTTGTATCTGCTGCAAAACTTGCCCGTCGGGAAGGTATTGATTTTATACTCGATCCGCTGGGTGCACCTATTAAGCCAGATCTGTTTGAACATATAGATGGACTGCGTACCTGCGATAAACGGTTCACGCCAACCAATAAGTAAAAAAATCAGCCCCAGTGCGCCAACACCGGAGCTGATCCGATTACCGGGTAAACCGATAAATCACCTTGAACAAGTGCATTTTATCATTTTCCCGGACGGATTGCAATGCAAACATATGTCCGGGCATTTTTATGCCCATTTTTCCGTACATTTACTTAGGAGGAATGTGCAATGTCTAAGAAAGTGATGCGAAAATCTCCGGAAGTCACGGAGCAGATCCGCACCGGTGCCGCTTATATTCGTGTCAGCACGGATGATCAACTGGAGTATTCTCCGGAGTCCCAGCTGGAAGAGATCAAACGGTACTGTCTGCAGCATAACATCCTGTTGCCGTCTGAATTTATCTTCGTGGAAGAGGAAGGACGCTCCGGCCGTAAATCCAGTAACCGTTATGCCTTCCAGAATATGATTGCAATGGCGAAGACCAAGCCGAAGCCCTTCGATGTCATTGTACTGTGGAAATTCAGCCGTTTCGCAAGAAATCAGGATGAGAGCACCTTCTATAAGTCCATGCTCCGGAAGAAACTGGGAATTGATGTGGTGTCTGTCAGCGAACCCCTGATTGACGGTATGTACGGTCGACTCATCGAAATGATCATAGAGTGGCAGGATGAATTCTATTCCGTGAATCTATCCGGGGAAGTGCGTCGTTCTATGCTCTCCCGGGCCCGGAAGGGACTCTATAACGGTAAGATGCCTCTGGGCTACACCAAACCCCCGAATGAGAATCCTGTTATAGAGGAGCAGGAGGCGGCCATAGTCCGGAAAATTTTCGACATGTACGCTTCAGGATCTGACATCAACTATATCACCAGAGGGCTGAATGATCACGGTTATAAGACCAAGACCGGGAAGAAGTTTGACCAGGAAGGTGTCATATATATTCTGGAGAATCCTTTCTATATTGGCAAGGTACGCTACAACATGAGAGAATCCAGTGCCACCAGTACCCTCCGTGATCCGGACGAATGGATTATAGCAGACAGCTTTCACGAACCTATTATTGATATGGAGACCTGGAATATCGTTCAAGAGCGCCGGGAACGCAGTAAGAAGCTGGCTGGCCGCTATGAGCATCCGGTCTCTCACGCCAAGCACTGGCTGTCCGGTCTGGTCAAATGCCCGGTCTGCGGTAAGTCATTGTCACACAAGGAAGGCTATCCCCGCAAGTCCACGAACGGGACCACGTACCTATCTGGGGAAGGCTTCCAGTGTCTGGGATACATGAAGGGGCTCCATAGTGGCTCACAGTTCATCTCAGCGAAGAAACTGACCGACTCTGTGATTACGTCCCTTAGAGACGTATTGGAGAGCACCACAGACGTATCCTTTGAACTTGTCCGGACCTATGAACCAACCATAGAACTGGATTGCCAGCGTTACCAGCGCGAGCTGGCTTCTCTGGATCGGAAACTGGAGCGTATCCGGGAAGCTTACATGAATGAAATTGATACTCTGGAAGATTACAAGCGAAATAAAGAAATGATTGAAAAGCGCCGTGCCGATCTGGAAGCTTTGTTGGCTGACATGATGACTGCTGCCTCCGGCCCTGAGAATTACAAAGAGCAGTTCTTGAACCGGGTACAGTCTGTCCTGGATATCATAGAAAGTGATGCTCCAAATGACCTGAAAGCGGAGGCTCTCCGGGGCATTGTGCGTAAGATTGTGTTCTACAAGGATACAAATACCCTTGAATTTCACTATTACCTCATGGTAGAATGAATCCTATAACCCGCATAAACACTGGGGTTATAGAATAGTAGCTGTATTTCCGGTCATCCCCCACCATGCCCCGCATCCAATACAATCAATGACATAAAAAAACTCCCGCATATCCTTTTGTTTCATGATATGCGGGAGTTTCCCCATTTAGATATTTTTTGCTTACTTTAAAATTGCTGCCGTCACTTCCTGCGGAATCACAAATTCCGGTGCTCCCATAGAACCGGGAGCCACTTCGTATTCGTCAAAGGCAATGACCAGTTCGTCTTTTTCATTAAAATAGAAGTTCGTC